GAAGACGTTAATATCGTCAATCCCATGACTTCGAGCTGTCCAGTCCTACAAGAAGGATGTATGATCAAGATAGATGGCAAAGACAAACTCATCACGCCATCGATGCTCGCCGGCAACGGAACCGACAAGGTAAAGTTGACTCACGGTAGAGTCACAATTGAAACACATTCCTCACTACCTGGTGTAACTCTCCCGGAATTCCCGGAATTTCCTGAGAGCTCATCACATGTAGGCACCAACATCGGCGTCAAATTCGCCACAACCGGAAAGAGGAACGGCGCTGAAACGCTCGGAGGCATGCTATGTCGAATAGCACCCGATCGTATAGAGCGCACACGCCCAATGCACCGCTGGTGGGAAGGCTACCTCCTCGGCCGGATGCCCTCTAAAAGCCCGAAGTTTATACACTTGAGCAATTTTAGAACTGCCGTACTACTCCACGGATACAGTGAGGATGATGTCCCACAGATCGTGGAGAATATGTACTTGACAACGGAAGGTGAAGAAGCATTTGAATATCCAGAAGAGATGCACAAACATTATCGTAATTTACGACTCTACGAGAGAAATGACCTTCGAGACTTAGCTAAGAACTTCATGATAGAAGGACTGAAGTATGATCTTAAACCAAAGAAATTACATGAGCTACTCAAAGGCAAACCGTCTCGCGTAAAGAAGAAATATATGAAAGAGTTTGAACATCGTGGATTAACTGATGCTGACTTTGACTTCCCAGCCGTTATGCAACCGTGTGACCCGATGTTTGAGATGTTGGGCCAGAACACTGATGTAACCAAGGTTTTTGTCAAGGACGAAAAGTACGCCCCAAAACCCCAAATAGGAACGGATGGAATTCTCGCGCCAGAGTACATAGAAATGTGTCAGAAGCGCGGCTGGTTCCCTCTAGCTGTACATGAAGACAAAGCTGAAGAATTTTTAGGCTACAAACCTAGAATTATTTCTGCGGAAAGCTTGGGTGCCAAGGTTGAAGATATGCCTGGTGGCCAGTTTCTCCTACTGTTTTACGGCACTACGGTCAAAGAGATGGTCAGAGACATCCTTGATCGCGATTACCATATCGAACATGAAGTAACAATGGAGAAACAGGTCGTCAGGTTTAAATTCGTCACTGACACACGGGCTAAGGTTGTGACTGACACATTGCGTGCCGGTTATGCCGATGCAGTTGAGCGCGACGTGATAACAGTCATGATTCACGGCGATGACAGCCTTGTTCTTTACCCACTGATGAAGACCGGCAGGATTGGATTCATCGAGTGCGATTACTCCGCTTACGACACATCCCAAGCTAACGATGCAATTCTTGGAGAACATGATGTGTACGAATTTTACGGAGCCGATCTCGCTCGGTGTTTGTTGGATCGCTCGCTGGAGATGCATTCTTACCCTTTCACATTCACTATGGGGAAGGAGTATGGATTCACACGAGACTTTATCACTGTTCTCGTGATTCTCCAGGAGATGATGCGACATTCAGGGGCTTGGAACACAACAACTGGAAACAGTCTGGTTGGAGCGTTCATCAAGTTCTATGTCCTGACGTCGATGCGATTCGATGGGGAACGGCCTCTCTTTGACACTTACTCAGATTTACGAGTCAATGTGAAGAAGTCGGCTTACAAGTTCAGCACTGACCCCAAGGACGTCACGTTCCTCAAAATGGCGATAATTGAAACACCGGAAGGATTGACATTTTCAGTCCTCCCGAGCCGAGTCCTGCGCATAAGCGCGATGCTATCCCTCTTCCCGGATCAAGGGCGAGAGGATGTTCGCGAAATCATGCAGCAGACTTTCTACGGCTACAAGGTTGACTCAGATTATCCCATTCTCGGAGGTTTGGCTCACAGACTATTCTACCGCAACGTTCCAACTATGGTACAGCGGTTCGGAGAGCATATCAAACGATTGCTATCTAAGGATACGACTAAGGCGCACACTGACGACGATGAAACCCTTCTCTCACCGACCGAACTTTTCACCCAGAACTTGCTGAGCCAAATCGGCAAGCGTGGCGGGAGCGGTCACGAATTCGTTGCACGATATGGCGGAACATACCATGTGACGAGAGAACAAGTGGTTGATATGATGATCCGTAGGTATGACACCACGCCCGAGGAAATAAGAGACCTCGAGCGCATGCTGACTATGGTAGACGGCAGAACTCCCCTTTGGCTCCACCATCCTTTGGCAACAAAGATGGCGGAAGTTGATTACGGAGTTTCGTGTTTTCGAGAATACTAACTCAACACTCTACCATAGACACATATACTTACAGAACGAAACGGCGTAAACCCCACGCACATACACTTCCCTCAACAGTAACACAGCAGGATGGTTACTAAAAGGAAACAGAAGAAGCGAAAGACGTTGAAGACGTCACAAGCCCAGCCCAATCAGGCCCATCATCGCGCGCATCATGCCCAGCAGGCACGTAATGCCCAGCGAGGACAGATGGCCAAAAGCACAAAGGCTAGGCAACCCAGGCGACGCGGAGCACGAGCTCAAAACAACTCACACCAACAGAAGGTTGTTATAAACTCGCTATGCAAGCTATCACCTCCCCTTTCAAGGCTACGGACAATACTGCAAAGTTTCCCGACGGCCATGGAGGTGAATCATTCTCAACAACGGATAAGTTACGCAAGTCAGAAAACAATTCAATTTGGTTGCAAGATATCAAGCAGGCGAATGAACAATGGATGATGTATTCCAATCAGTTCGTCCCTCGTGAAGCAGTCAATGTGACAACTGATCCTGATAAGCCACTTCCCGTTTATGAGAAAGGTGCACTCTCTAGCGCTTTCAAGAGCGATCAACCTTTCGCAGGATGGAATATACTCGCCAACAATTG